GATGGCATTGAGGAGCGCAACGGCATCCTCGAGTTTGCCGGAACGCGACAGCCTGTCGTCGAGGGTTTTGATGGCAGCGACGGCGGCTTCGCCCTTCTGGGGCGCAACACCGGGTCGCTGGACGGGGGGAACAGGCACTCTGGGAGCAGTCTTTGCCGCCGTCTTCGCCTTGCGATAGGCGAGCGCGTCGGTGATCATGAGCTGCCAGCGATGATCGCGGAGGGTTTGATATGCGCCCTGATTCCACGCATTCGCCAGTTCGGCGTCCGAAAACCCGTAATCCGCCTTCAGCATGTCGGTGATTTCGGTCTGAAGGACAGATGCTTTCTTCGGGTCTTTGAACGCGGGCCGCTTGTCCATGAACATCGTATCTTGCGATGCGGTGTATTGATGGAAGTTCTGCGCCCTTTGCTCCGACTGCCTCTGTTGAACCGCCTGCGCCTCGTTGTATTTGGCCCAAAGCGTTTCCCTCGCGTCCTTGAACTCCATCCAGTCCATCGGCGAGTTGGCGCGCAGAGCGTCAACGTCGGCCTGTGTCTTGATGTGTCCAAACTTGCGCTGGAATTCGCCGCTCAGTTCCGCATATACCGCGGGCAGGATGGCTTCGTACTGCTGCCTTGCCTGTTCAGCCGCCTGTTCGCGGGCCTCGGCGGCCCGTTCCTTGTTGGCGGCTTCATTCTGTCGACGGAGAAAGTCGGCTTCGCGCGCCCGCTCGCTGTCCGCAACCATCTGCTGCAGATGCGCAGGGAGGGCCTTGAAGGCGTCCTTGTGCTCTTTCGACCAAGACCGCGGAGGATCGATGGACGGCTCATCGGCCGGATCGCCTTCCACCTCGATCTCGCCGGGGACCGGATCATCCGGGCCGGCGTCATCCCCGTCTGGGGGTGATTCTGGTTCAGCCGCGCCAGCCGGTTCCGGCGTCGCAGGCTCGTCATCCTTCTTGGGCGGCGGTGTGTTGAGAATGCCAACCGCCTGCTCGAAAGACAATGGTCCGTCACTGGCTGCGGCCGGGGCCGCACCATCGGTCAGGCTCATTGAGTATTCCTTTAGTTTGTGGTCGATTCCAACAGACGGTCACTCACCGGTCTGGTAAAGCCACGCAAGGCGATGGGCGCTGTAAGCGCGATCGAATAAGTGTACCCTTGAGGTATCAAAGCAAATGCCACGCGATACTGATTCGGCCGACAGGCCGGCACTCACTTCTGAGGTTTCGATTTCTCCCGCGATGGTCCGTGCTGGGGAGGCGCGTCTGTCTGAGGTCGAAGGACTTCCGGCTGCCTATCTGGTTTCGGAGGTCTTCGCGGCAATGTTTTCAGCCGCCCATCCAGCACGTGAACGAGCTTCGTCCCGTAAGAGAAAGCTCGTTCCGCTTCCTTGGCCACGCGAAGGATAACAATAGGGTCCGCAGGGTAGTATCAGAGACCTTCGGCTCCCGGATACCCGGTTCACTATTAGCCCCGGCTTTTAAGGCGACGGACATCCGGTACCGTAAGGGTCTGCTCTGCATCGTCTAGGTATTCTAGAATTGCCCTCAGGTCGCCTTGGGCGGCATCTACCGCTTCGTCAACACTGAGCGTTTTGAAGCTGTTCAAGGCGGCATGACAGTACCAACGGATCTGATCCGGGTCGGGTTGGAGCTTTACAAGCATCGGGAAATCTCCACCAGTTGCGCGCTGGCAACCTTGCCGTCCGAAATCATCGTCTCAAGGTGTCCGCGGACCTTCGTCAGCACCGTGGTAGCCACCCAAAGTCGCTCGCGAGCGTCTTGGTCTCGTGCAGCCGTGGCTTCCCAGGCCCGGATATATTCGGCCCGCAACGCCGTGAACGACTCGGCGAGCAATTCGTTGTCGAGGAGCCCCTGTGCCTTGGCGGCGCGGTCGGCATCGCGGCGGAGAGTGAATTCGTCCGTCATCCTACTTTCCCGCCCATCCGTACCGGCGTCGTCGCCTTCTTCACCTCGGCATTGACGTGGATGCTCTCGCGCTCCAACTCAGCGTCAACGTCCATTTCCTGCAGTCGCAGATCAAACTCAGCCCGCATCTGCATGAGTTTCAGATCGTACTCGGCCTGCATTTGCTGTTGCTTCATGCGGGCCTCGGCCTGCATTTTTTCCTGTCCCAGCACGGCCTCGGCCTGCATCTTCTGACGGTCCAGATCGAGCTTGGCCTTCGCCTTGCCTATTTCGATCTGCATCTTCCCTTGATCGGCCTGTGCGCCGGCCTGCAACTTGGCCTCTTCGATCTTCAATTTGCCCTCGGCCTCGATCATCTTCGGATCGGGTGGCGGCGGTGCCGGTGGCTGCTGGTCCGGATCGGAGAAATACAGCTCGACCGATTTCTCGCCGCCCGCTTCGAGGAACTTGCCGAACGAATTGTAAATGTTTTTCGGCTTCACGACGGTCTGCCCGGGAACCAAGATGGCCTCCTTCTGCATGTTGAGCACCTGGCCCCAGAAAACCATCTGCTCCGTCTTGCCACCCGAACCCAGTCCGACGCTGATGGTCAGGTCATCGCGGCGCCGCCACTCCCGCGGGTTGACCGTCACCCACTTGTTGCGGAGCTTGGCTGTCGGCCTCGACCCTTCGTTCTTCCTCACCGTGGCGTGCGTCTTCCAGAACATCTGCCGGAAACCCGTTTCAGCCATGATCCGGGCTATGAGTTTTTGCTTGGCCTGTGCGGCCGAATAAACCTTGTTAACCGCCGTGGCCGACTGGTTCTGCAAGGCGTCGGCATCGATGCCCTGCCCCTGCTTGACGACACCCGTACGCCACTCCCGCTTGGTGTCCATGTACTCAAGAACAGGAAAAACGAACTCCCCGAGATTCTGGTTTGGGATGGGCAACAATCCCCCCGGCGTCTTGGTCCGTACTAGGCCACCGGGGCGGTTGTTGAGCAGATCGTCGATCGTGTCCTTTCCCGCGTGACTCTCGGAGATCTCGATCCGCTGGTTATTCGCCAGATAGGTGTTATCGAGGATGCCCCGAAGCAGCGCAGTATCGATTTCCTGGATGTCCATCACCAGATCAGCGATTGACTTGCCGAAAAACCGATGGGTGACGATGTTAGGCGTCATTACCGCGAAGGGATCAAAATCCTCCCGGGTGATGTCCGGCTTTCCGTCCCGCTTCAGCACCTGCCCCTTGTCGGAACCAGCCGTCGTTACCCGGTAGAGCGCCGCCTTGCCGTCGCCCTCATAGTCGAGCATCGCGTAATGCTCGGTGACGGTGATTAGCCGGTTCGCCTTGTTGACGTTGCTCGCCTGACTCCGGTCGTCCTCGACCGTATCGCGGGCCGCATCCTCGGTGTTCTGGCTCGAAGGCGAGTCCGGAAGATCCTTTACCTGATCCTCGTCAAACCCCTGCGCGATGAGCTGCGCTTGTGTGCGCTGGACCTGATGATACGAATAGTCGAGCGGCTGGCCGAGCTTGGCACGACGCGATACCCCGAATTCCTCCGGGGGCACCGGCTCGATCTTGCAGCATCCATACTCGCGCTTCCTGACAACCGTAACATCGTGCGTCGCCCCGTAGCCGGGGATCGTCTCCGGATGCTCGGTATGTTCGACTATGTCGATCGATTCATCGGCCGCAAGCAGCGCGTAAACATCGTCTGGCTGGTCAAGAAATGTCTCGCGCTCTTCGTCCTCCCGCTCTTCCCAGAAGATTTTGACGATGCCATTCTTGCTGAGTAGCGCGTCCTTGACAAACGAGTAGGTGATTAAAAACCCCTCGTTTTTCTGCATGAAGACGTGATTGATATAGTCCGATTCCTGCTCGGCAAGGGGCTCATCTTCGGGACCGACCGGGTTGAATTTCACCACCTCGTCACCGCCGCAGAATATCTCCATCAGCCCCGGCATCAGGCCGTCCACGGTGTCGGCCACGTCATGCGAGACGGCCTTCGACCTGTCGGGCTGCGACGGCATGGTCGAGGTCATGTCGCCGTTGTAGTAGTCCATCGCCTTCTCGCGCTCGGCGCTGAGCTTGGCGGCATCATCGGCGCTGAGAGCGTCTGCCTTTTCCGCCGCCAGTATGGCGACAAGCTCGCTTTCCTCCATCTTGGGCATGCTACTTTCGACCCCCGCGGCGAGCACCCGCGACCGTCGCCACCATTATCTCGACATCTATCGGCGAGCACCGCAGGTCAGTCGAGATTTCCTCGTACGAGCGGCCTCGCTGCGACATGGCAAAAGCATCCTCCCGACAGGGATCGAGGCTCCACAATTTCTCCCCCGTCACAGGATCAATCCAAGCCATCAGGCAACACCGAGTTTCGGATAAACGAGCTTCCGCCCGAAGCCGGAGGAGCGACTTGGTTCCTCGTAGCAGATCGCCATCAGGCCGAAGGCGTCCGCGGCATGCGAGGACCAGTCGTGATCGGGGCCAAGGCCGACGTTCCGCGTTTCGTCCATGCGCTCATGATAATAGCCCAGCGCATCGCGGCCCGCTTCCGTCTTCGTGTCGTTGAACCACATCCGAGGGAATAGCCTCCGCACCGCCTCAACCCTCATCCCGGCTGCGCCCCTGCCCTGGTTGGGAACCGGCGGATTGACGGTCAGCTCGGCGTCGCGCAGGTGATCCTCGTAGCGCTTGCCGGTGATGTTGTTGGCGTTCACTCCATCGTGCGGCAAGTAGATGACGGCCTTTTCGTAGCCCTTGGAACGCAGCCAGTTGACGTGCGTTGCCAGCACTTGCCCCACCGACTCGTAATAGTCGAGGACGCGGATTTCCTGGTCAATCCACTGCACGATCCAGATGACGAAGGCATCGGCTACTGCCCCGCTGCCGCCAATGTCGATAAAGGCTCGGAGCGGCAAAAGCGGATCGGCAACAACGCCGCGTCCGATGCGACCTTCGGCCTTCGCCGCGGCAAGCCCCTTGCCAAAATAGGAGCCGGCATGGGTGGTCGCGTAGCCACCCTCCCAGATATGTTCGTACTGATCGGGATTGTCGCGAAGGCAATCCAGGCGCTCCTGTTCGAGCACCTTCGGGAGCCACGGATTGTCCTTCCAGTTCGCGCGGACCACCACGGCCCCGGTTGGTCTGTTGTTGCCTCCCCGCAAGAGCTGATCGACAGGATCAGACTTGCGCCGCGGGTTCCAGGAAAACCATATTTCCGACTCGTCTTTGCGGATCGTCGGGCGAAGCAGCGCCAGCGAGCCAGCCGTCGCGGTATGGGCCTCCTCCCACCAGGCCCGACCGAACCCCTCTAGCGATTTGATGCTGTCGGCCGTGTAGTCCTGCATGCCCCTAAAGATGATCAACCCGTCTCCGGGCGTCTCAATGCGATCCTGAAAGACGCGGAAGCCCTGATCGGACCCGATGCCATTGACGCGCAGCTTGTCCTCGATGAGCAGCTTCGCGCTTTCTTTCAGATCTTTCTGAACCTCACGAATACAAGCGCACCGCAAGCCCTCGCCGCCATTGTCTCCGGGATGCCGAACGCAATCATCGATCATCAAGCCGGCGAAGAAATGCGACTTGCCGGAGCCTCTGCCACCAAATGCTCCCTTGTACCTACTCGGGGTCAGAAGCGGGAGAAATATCCGCGCTGTCTCGATTTGCAGGATCGACAATGACGCGCTCGATGCGCTGGAGAAGTTTGATGGCTGGGGCTTCATCATCGCCGCCAATGGGCTGGGTGACCTTGCCTTCGGCGCGATCGGCAATCTCACGAATTGCCATAACGTCGATGAACTCGCTGGTCAGAGCGTGGTTTACGAGACGATCTGCAATGCGCTGGATGGCCTCAACGTCGTTTTGGTCCGTTCTCTTGAGGGCGGTTAAAATGGCTTGGGTAAATATCTTTGGGCGCTTAGGCGGTCCATTGGGGTTGCCGCTCTGGCCGGGTTGAAACTGCATTCCTGTTTGGCAGGCGATAAATCCGCGCTGTCCCTATATTCCACACTTAACGCGAAATCCCGCCAGCGCTGGGGGCGCGAAGCGGGACGTTGGTGTTTTATAGGCCATGAAGCGGATTTCTGTCAATCCTCTTTCGCGATCGGCACGTCGCGCCACTCTAATTTGATGTCTCTCTGAAATCCGTAGACAGTCTCAATCATAATTTCTTGTTGAAGAATCAGCCTCTCCTCCGTTGATGGATGGGTCAATCCCGTTTCAAGGTTCTGCACCATTCGCTTCACAAAACGAAGGTTTCCGGTCGGGTGCTCCATGTCGTAGTAGACCATCATGCGAGATCCATGTCCCGCGCAATTCGCATCAAGGCCGTGCGAAGCACGCGGCCGGCGAGCGTGGATATCTTGCCCGGGGAGCGGCCGTCTCCCACCAATTCCGTTTCACGGAGCCGTCGCTTGTGGATCAGCACGGCCTCGAGCATCGCATAGCCTGCCTCGCCGACCAGTTTCCGCCATAGGATGATCTGCATGGCTGCGTTGCGCTGTTTGTCGGTGACGCCGCTGGCGGGCAGGCGGCCCCCGTCCACCCATTCCCGGAGATCCGAGGGACTGCGGCCCGTACCGATGCCCTGGGCCTCCCGGGTGGCCTGGTAATGGCGCGCGGCCCGAAATCGAACACCGTCGAGCATCCCGCGGCGGTGCATGTGGCCGATTGGGTCGTCGCGATACGATACCGGGACTGTAATCCGGTCCTCGTGATAGGCGAGCTCGCCGCGGACCACGCGGAGTTGCGGCAACCGTTCCCGGAGAGGGTTCGGGACGAGGGCAACTTCCATGTGGTGCTCCTTGTTGCGTTTGCTCACGTCACAAATTAAATACGCATAGGCGCATTTTTCCCATTGACAGATGAGCAAACACTCATTATGTTAGGGTCATAGACAAGAGGAGAGACGAGATGACCAAGACCTACCGCCACGGCAAGATGCGCCCGATCATGTACGGCACGTTTGTCGATGATGTTGAAATCCTGCGGGCCAAAGACGCAGCGATGGTGTTCGCCGGCCGTATCGCCCGCAAGACCTTCGGGAAGAAGGGCTACTGTCATCACGTGCGGGAAGATCTGCGCCGCGAAGACGGCCTGTGGTTCTCGTTCGAGGCGTTCGTTGGTTACGATCTTCCGCGCGCTTACGGTGGCGGGACGCAGGGACACAACGAATGGATTGAGGTAACGGTAAAATGACCTCCGACGCCCTCCAGCATTTCCTCGATGAGCGGTCCCTGACGCGAAAGGAGTTGGGGGCCGCTCTTGAGATATCGCAAGACCGTCTGCGCCGGTTCCTGACCGGGCAACAGCCAATCCCCCGCCACATCTCGCTTGCGCTGGCAGCGATGGCTTACGGGCTACCGGAGTGGCCTGCACGGTCATGACGATCCCCATTCCTCCCAGTCCTTGCCGTCGTCCGGCTTGATCAGGTGCGGTGGGATCAAACAGCCCGGGCGGTTGGGCATTGCGCCCCATTTTGGGGTTGGCCACTTGCGGTTATCGCGACCGACGAAGAGCCGCATTTCCGCGTCGTGCTCGTCCTTTGGCGGTGATGGTCCGTGCTGCCCGTTGGCCTGCGACGCCGGCGGTTTGTAGCCGGCCCTCTGGCAGGTTCTGCGCACCCACGTTCGCCACGTTGCCAGCCAGTCGAGCTTGGCCCCGTCCTTCCCAGCTTTGGCCACCCAGTAGTCGCGGAAATTCTCGGCTTCCCGGTCGATGACGCCTTGAGGCATCCCCTGGGACCGTGCGTAGTCGAGGTATTCCGTGGACGGCTGCCAATCTGCGGAAAGCCGAGTGGCTTTCTTTGCATCCGAACGAAGTGAGGATCTTTCTTTTCTCTGTTTCTGTTCTGCTCTGTTCTGCTCTGTATCTGGGGGCGTTTCATGAAACGGTTTCACGGCGTTTCCTGAAACGGTTTCACGGCGTTCCCTGAACCGTCTAACGCGCTCTGTAGAGACATCCGTTTTGAACTGGCGACCGTTCCAATTGTGAGGAACCAAGCCGTTTTTAGTCTCATCGAGCAATCCGGCCGAGCGAAGCCTGGTAATCAACGATTGAACTTTTGACGGCTTCATATGGAGATGAAACGCGATATCTTTGGGGTCCGGTAGCGTACCGCCAGCGGACGAAGTGAGGCACCAAATGTTCACCAATCCCTTGAAAACGTCTCCGGGGAGCCGCTGAAGCTTCGGGTCGTGAACGACACTCTCGTAAAGGCGGAACCAGCGGTCGCTCATGAATAGCGGTCCTTGTTCCGCACCGCACCAGCCGGGACGTCGACCCAGATTCGCGCCACACCCTCCGCTCCGTGCCGGTTCTTCAAGACGATCAGGTCCATGTCGTGCTTGACCTGGTGGAGAAGGTCGCTCCGCTCCCGCTCCTTGTCGGGATCGTCGTGCTTCTGCCGCGCGAGATAATAGGCCTGGCGGTAGACGCCGATGACCTGCGCCGCGTCCTCTTCGATCCGGCCGCTCTCCCGGAGATCCGCAAGCGTCGGCCGCTTGTTGTCGCGGCCTTCAACCGCCCGGTTGAGCTGGCAGAGGAGAAGTATGGGGCAATCGATTTCCTGGGCGAGGTCAACCAAGGCGTTGGTGTATTCGCCGAGCTCAAGGTGGCGGCTTTCGACGCGCCGGTCTGCCGCCCGAATCTTGCCGAGGTGGTCGATGGCGATGGCACCGAGCTTGCGCTGCTTCTTGACGTTGGCATCGGCCCAGCGGCGCGCCCTGACGATGATCTCGGCGATGCTGAGGCCGGGCTGCGGATCGATGGTCACCGGTAGCCCCTTGAGCCGCCGGGAGGCGTCGGTGAGCATGTCCCGATCGTCAAGGCGCTCGACCCGCCGGTTAAGCACATCCTCATAGGCAATCGACGCGCCCGGGGACCAGGACAGGTCCGTCAGCATCCGGGCCACCAGTTCAGGCGCCGGCATGTCGAGCGAGAGGAAGAGCACTGCGCGGGCGCGGCTGGCGATGGCGAGCGACAGCGAGGACGCAACACCGGTTTTCATCATGCCTGGGCGGCCGGCGAGGATAGTCAGGTTGCCGCGGCGCAGCCCGCCGATCAGGCGGTCGAGGTCGTGGAGCCCGGTGGTAACTGGCCCGTCTTCGGGGTCGCCGGCGTCGAGCGCGGCAATGATATCCTCGCCGATCTGGCCGGCGTAGCGGACGGCCCGGTGGTTGCCGCGGTTGAGGTCGCGGCTGAGGTCGTACAGCCGGGCCTCGGCCTCAGCGATTTGCACCGCGGGCGAATCCCCCGGTCGGGCGTTTTGCGCCCAGGCCGCCATGCCGTGACCGATTTCGGACAGGCCGCGGCGCAGCGCCATGTCCTTGATTGCGAAGCCGAACTCGGCGGCGTTGATGACGCTGACAGT